CAGACGAATCTTCAGATACCACATGCTTTCCATTATTTGTTACAGCAGCAACAGGCGATCTTCCACCTAAATCAGGGAGCAATCTTGCTTTTAACTCTAGTTCAGGAATTTTAACTGCAACTGGTTTTGCAGGTGCGTTAACAGGCAATGTAACAGGAAATGCTAGTGGAAGTGCAGGAAGTTGTACTGGAAACAGTGCTACAGCTACTACATCTACAAATGTTACAGTAGCAGATGAAAGCAGTGATACAACTTGTTTTCCTTTATTTGTAACTGCTGCTACAGGAGATTTAGCACCTAAATCAGGTTCTAATTTAGCATTTAACTCAAGTAGTGGCATTTTAACTGCAACAGGATTTGCTGGAGCGTTAACAGGGAACGTAACAGGCAATACTTCAGGTTCTTCAGGCTCATGTACTGGAAATTCTGCAACAGCTACTTCAGCAGCAACCCTTACAACTGCTAGAAACATAGGTGGAGTTTCATTTAATGGATCTGCAAATATAGATTTACCAGGTGTAAATGCAGCAGGTTCGCAAAATACAAGTGGTACAGCAGCAGGACTATCATCAACACTTGTTGTTGGAAGTGGTGGTACAGGTGCAACAAGTTTAACAGCTAACGGAGTTATCATTGGTAATGGAACATCTGCTCTTACAGCAGTCGATCTATCTACCAAAGGAAAGATTTTAATAGGCGATGGTAGTGGTAATCCACAAGCATTAGCTGTAGGTACAAACAATTATGTTTTGACAGCAGATTCATCAGAAGCTACAGGTGTTAAATGGGCAGAAGCTAGTGGTGGTGGTGGTGGACTAGCAGTCATAAGTGCAGTCAATGAATATAATGCTAGTGCTAACACAACATCGTATTCTTTTACAGGATTTGATTCAAGTTATGATAATTATTATGTAATTATTCATGGCATATCTCAACAAGGAGCAGGCGATATACAAATGAGATTTTTAGATGATGGCTCTGCAATAACTGGTTCTAATTACAGACAAACTACTTTAGGTTTAACGCACAACAATTCAGAAAAAAGAATTACCACAGATGCAGCAGATAAATTTACTCTTGTTGAACAACAAAATAGTGGTGATAAAGACCCAATGAATGGCTTTATGTATTTTAATAATCCTGCTGGTGGTAGATGGGATTCAGATTCTAATGATTCTAAAGGACAAATATCACCATCATTTGTTTATCAAATAGGTGGAGAGGGCAGTAACGGAACATCAAGAATTGCACAAGGTCATGGATATATTAATGACACACAAGCAAATACTTGTAATGGATTTCAATTAATATTTGCAGGTGGCACAGGTGCATCAAAAATTAACATGACAATTTATGGAGTTGTGAGGGCATAATGGTAGCAATAGTAGATAACAAAGGAACAATTACAACTAGAGAAGAAGATGCTAAAACTTTATCCGATATACAAGCAACTCAACAATGGTATATAGATAATGCTTATGTACTTGCTAGAACTAAAGGCACAGGTACAGGTGATTATTACAAGGATATAACAGAACAACTCGATATGCTTTATAAAGATATAGATGCTGGTAAATTAGGAGATACTGCTAAAACAGGCTTGTGGTATACACATATCAAATCAGTTAAAGACAACAACCCCAAAGGCTAGGAGAAATTAAATGGGATTAGAAACAGGAACATATATATCAGACTTAAATAGCTCAAACCCAGTAGCTGGTGATCCAGTTAATGAGGGTGATGACCATATAAGACTAGTAAAGTCTACAGTTAAAGCAACCTTTCCAAGTATTACTGGAGCAGTTACTGCAACACACACAGAATTAAATTTACTAGATGGCGTTACAGCAAATACAACAGAATTAAATTATGTAGATATAACTACCCTCGGCACAGCACAAGCATCTAAAGCAGTAACAGTCGATGCTAGTAAAGATTCAACAGGCATTAGAAATTTAACTATATCTGGAACTTTAACTATAGGATCTAACACAGCAACAACTTTACAAGCTGTATATCCAGTAGGTTCTATTTATATAAATGCAGCAGTATCTACTAATCCTGGAACATTACTAGGTTTTGGTACTTGGGCAGCTTTTGGAGCTGGTCGAGTTATAGTAGGTTTAAACGCAGCAGACAGTGATTTTGATACAGCACAAGAAACTGGTGGTGCTAAAACACATACATTGACTATAGATGAAATGCCATCTCATAATCACAGCGTAACAATGAGTACAAGTGATACTGATAATAATAATTTATCAGAAGGTGATACATCAGGAACTTCTAGTTTTACTACATCTTCAACAGGTGGTGGTTCAGCACACAATAACTTACAACCTTATATTGTTGCATATATGTGGAGAAGAACTGCGTAATGGCAACCTTTCAAGTATTAAATCCGAAAGGAATGATTAAAGATACTAATGATACTGTATTGCCTAACGAATATTTTTCACATACACAAAATGCTAGATTTGAAGATAACGCAGCTAAGAAAATATTAGGTCAAGATCAAGTATTTGGTACACCGACTGTAGCCCCTTATTTTGCCCTAAATTGGTCAACAGGAGCTAATAACTACTGGTTCTATGCTGGATCAGCTAAAATTTATAGATGGAATGGTTCTAGTCATGAAGATTTTACAAGAGTATCAGGTGGAGATTATTCTACTAACTTAACTGCTTCAGGCAACTGGACTGGTTCTGTATTTAATGGACTAGCTATTTTAAACAATGGAGTAGATGATCCACAATGTTTAGCTACAACAGGTGCTAGTAAGTTTACAGATTTAACTAATTGGCCATCAAATACAACTTGTAAAGTAATAAGACCTTTTGGTAATTACTTAATAGCTTTAAACATGACTGAATCTTCTACAAATCTACCCAACAAGGTTAGATGGGGAGATGCAGCAGAAAACCTTACGCTACCTAGTTCTTGGACAGCATCTAGTACAAACGATGCAGGTTCAGCAACAGTAGGTGATGCAGGTGAATTTATTGTAGATGGGTTTCCCCTTAAACAATCTTTTATAATATATAAAGAGAATAGTACATACATCATGACTTTTACTGGTGGTAATCTAGTATTTGATATTAAAAAGCTATTTGATGACTCAGGCGTTTTATCAAGAAACTGTGTAGCAGAATTTAATGGTAAACACTTTGTAGTAACTAATGGTGATCTTATTGTCCATAATGGCGTATCTAAAGAATCTGTTGCTAGTACAGTTGTTAAAAGAACTTTATTTGAAGAAATAGACAGCACTAATTATGCAAACATATTTGTAACACATAATAAACAAAAGAATGAAATATGGGTATCTTACCCAACAGTAGGTTCTACTTATTGTAACAAAGCCTTAATATGGAACTACAATACAAACTCATTTAGTTTTAGAGAATTGCCTGATATTTTACATATAGCATTAGGTATAGTAAATCCTGGTGCATCAGCAGTTGTATGGTCAGATCAATCACAAAGTTGGGATTCCTATAGTACTACTGAGAACTGGGGGCAAAGAAACTATAACCCTACAGAAACTAGTATACTAATGTCTAGCACAGGAGATACTAAACTCTATAGAGGAGATAATGGTTTTGATTTTGCTGGAGATAATTTTACTATGATCTTAGAAAGAAAAGGATTAACCCTTGATGGTAATACTAATACTGTAAAACAAGTAAGAAAGATTACTCCAAGATTTTCTAGCACAGGTTCTGCTGAAGTATTTGTAGGAAGTTCTATGACCCCTGATGGTACATATACTTACAAAACACAACAAACCATAAACCCTGATACACAAAACAAGGTAGATGCTAGAGCCACAGGTAAATACATAGCTATTAAGTTTCAAAACACAACAGCTACAACTTTTGAATTAAACGGATATGATATAGAATATGAGGTAATAGGAGAACGCTAAATGTCACAAGCACCTAAATATACGCCTAATCCAGTACCTGATAATCCTGAAGATTTACCACAATATTTGTTACAAGAATTTCAAAAAATACAAGGAGCGTTAGAAGAAAACCCTACTAGTTTTATAGAGGTTAAAAATGTAGCTCCAAGCAGAATTAAACAAGGGGATATAGTATATGCAGATGGCACAAACTTTAATCCAGGAAGTGGCGAAGGAATTTACTTTAGAAACGCAGCAGGGGGTTGGGTGAAATTATGAGTTTATATATATCAGGAATACCATCGGATAGAATCAATGAGGTTTGGGAAGACTGCGAACCTTATATAGAAATGGGTAATGGTAAAAGTAGAGATGAAATGTCTGTTATGGATATTTATAAAAGATTATCAGAAGCTCGTATGCAACTGTGGTTAGTTTTTGATGATGACAGAGAGATTATCTCGGTACTTACTACAGAGATTATAGAATATCCTAGAAAGACTACTTGCAGAATAGTTACTCTAGGTGGACAAGACTTAGACTTATGGGTAGAACAGTTATTAGAAACCCTAGAGGAATGGGCATTAGAGAATGGTTGCGTAGCAATGGAAACAGTTTGTCGCAAAGGATTTATAAAGAAACTAGAGAAATTTGGGTATGAAAACGCATACACAGTTCTCGTAAAAGAACTCACAACAATACATTAGAGGTACATTATGAGTAAAGGAAGTGGAAGCAATACTACAACACAAAAAGCAGATCCATGGGCAGGGCAACAACCCTATCTATTAGATTTATATGCAAAAGCACAAGGACTACCAACACAACAGTTTTTCCCAGGACAAACTTATGCATCGCCTAGTGATTTAACTTTTCAAGCAGAACAACTTGCAGAACAAGCAGCTTTAGGGCCACAAAGCACTATAGCTGGTTCTATAGTTCCTTCTATACAAGAACAGTTAATGAGCCCAGCACAAAGATTCTCTGATCCTCTATTACAAGAATCTTTAAGAGCAGGTTTAAGACCAATGGAAGAAAGTGCTTCAAGACTACTTCAACAAGCTAGGAGAGGTGCTACAGGAGCAGGACAGCTCGGTGGAACTCGACAAGGCATACTAGAATCTGAAGTCATAAAAGATTTATTAACTAAACAATCAGATGTTGCATCTAGGTTATATGGTGATGTATATGGAGATACTTTAAGTGCACAAGCTAGAGCATTAGCTTTTGCTCCACAAGCTATGTCTACTTTAATGCAACCATCAGCTACATTAGCTAATATAGCAGCAGCTCAAACAGCAAGAGCACAACAACCTATTACAGAAGCTATGCAAAGATTTGCATTTGAACAAGCAGCTCCAGGTGAAGCATTAAATCAATATGCTA